ACTTGTCGTGAGATAAAATCCTGTGTTTGATATGTATGATTGGTAAAAATAAAAGGTATCTTAAGATCAGCCAGAGGAGTCATGATGATTCTAAAAATAGACTTTAGAACTTTAGATCTTGTCATGTCCGCTTTTTCAGAACCTGATTTAGCATCTTCAATTTCTTTTTGAGTTGCTAAGTTACCTGCCGAATCAAGAATCATCATAATCTTTGGTGTTTTACCACCAACTCTCTTGATCTCTTGCATTTTACTAGTCAAAGTAGTAACTGAAGTTCTAAATTCTTGAACAGTGTTAATTGGCTGATAATTTACTTTAGTAACATCGATACCAAACTTTTCCATTTGATCTTTATCTACTGCAGCTTCACTATCATAATAGATCACATTATATCCCATATCGATTGCTCTTTTTACAGAATTCAATACTAAGAATGTTTTACCAGTTCCTGAAGGGCCTGCAATTGAACACGTTCTACTGTTTGGCCATCCACCAAATAGAGAACCGCTAACACATGCATTTAGGTGATAATTACCAGTATCAATCCACTCTGTAACTTCACTAAATGTAGAGTCAGCCATAACTGATCCCATAGGATTCAGCTGTTTCAACTCTGCATTTATATCATCAAAACTAAAATCTTTTTTTGCCATAATACTTTTATTTTTTTATAGAGACTGTTCGTAATCTCTTAATTGTTGTAGTTCTTCTATTAATACTTGAGAACGTTCGGTTAGTTTCTTTATACTTTCTTCAATCGAAGACAATTCATCATGTATCCCTTTGTATTTAGATACAATTTCTCGTTGTTTAGGAGTTAATTTGTTGAGATCCATTGAATAAGTTTAATTGATTATTAATCATTCGTTGACTTTCATTAGTCTTTTTAAGATCATAGTAAAGCGATCGTAATACTTTTCCTAGTTCTTGATTGTTAGGGTACTTAAGTACCAACTCTTCTAATTCTTTTATATCCATGGTTAAAATAATGCTGAGGCGTAAATTAAATTTGTGTCTAGTTTTTGTAGACCTATTGCTTTTAAAACTCTATTCAGAGGATCAATCATACATTTTTCAAATTGTACATCATAATCAACTGAAGGTGCAAATTCATAAGGATAGTCACCTGGTAAATAAGAAAACATATCACTTAAAGCAGTGTCTGCACTATGATAGATTTTAAGCTTTTCACCGTTAGCAATCAAGCGATACTTATTCTTATATTTCTTATTCTGATTAAGAAGATAGTTATAATATCCTGCAGCTTTCACGTTTGGTGGGCACTTTAAACCAAACTGAAGTTCTATTTGATCATCTACAATATATTTGTCAATATTATTAGTTCTTTTATTAAAAGAAATATCATCTACGTTACATAGCTTAAATTGCTTTTTAGTTTCTTTCATAAATTGAACCAATTCTTGAAGATCTTCAGGTGAAGGTTTGTCAGGCTTCTTGAATAAGATCTTAAGAGCTTCTACCAATTTCTCTCTGGCAAACTTAGGCGTAGAAGATTGTATGGTATCGTATCCAATTGTTTTAACCTTCTTCAGTGAAGGATGCCTATCGGTGGTTTCGAGTTTATCATCCCATGCAATATTTTGAATATACTTCTTTTTTGACATCCAAATGCCATTGTAAGCAATAGTCTCTAATTCGAATGCAAGGAAATTATCAGTATTTCTTAACTTAGCGTATTTTTCCATACACTTAACGATGTAGTCCCTAAGTCTAAAATCATATATTTCCAAAATAAACTCATCAATTGTAAGCTTCTCTCCATTCCAGTCAATTGCGTTATACATTTCTTCAAACTGAACATAGCATGAATCGGTATCAATATAAATGACAGAAGGTCTTTCCAACTTATACCTAACACTTATGTCTAAGTGATCATGTACGGGTTTATCTTTATAAAAGAAATCATGAAAATACTTATTAAGTATAGTTTCAGAATAAAGAATTGCATTTTGACCTTGTAGAGTAATAGATTCTGCGATATTAATATCGAAGAAGTGAAACCACTTATTACCAAATGCTCCATAAATACTGTTTAGTGAAAGCTTTACGGCTTGCTCATATGCTGTGTATTTAGCAGCTAATTGTTCATAGTGTGCCACAAGAGCTTTCCCCTCTTCAGGAGAAAGCTCTTCAAATGGTCGTTCTTCTAGTAGTTTTAGATCCATATTACGCCGTCTGACAAGTGGAGATTGTTAGTAGTGTCTCCGACTCGTTAGACGAGAATACAACCTTTGAGTCAGATACGTAGACGTTCTGCTCTTCTTTGTCAAGAAGTGACAGGTATTTCTTATAAACCGTAACATCTCCATTACCATCTGATTCTGGATTAATGACTACGTTAAATGTTTTTCCTTTAACGTTAACACCACCTCCATTTGCATCAATAGAGAATGTCTCGTCTTTATCTAGGCCAAATAAGTTCTTAACTTTACCGATCATGTGCGTATCTAGTTCAAAGTTAAACTTACTGCCATCTTTACTAAAGATAGCTGAGATCTGATCTTTTGTCAAATCCTTATAGCCAAGCGATGGTTCAGAACATGAAAGCGTGATTTCAAGTTCATCGTTAAAGATACGAAAGGTGGACGCTACAAAGTCTTCTTCATTTTCTACGAACTCAATTTCTCCTTGAATTGCATCATGGTCGAAGTGCTTAATAGCTTCAATAACTTTACCACCATCGAAGAAAGCAATCTTCATTTCCTTATCAGTATTTGTCCAAGAATCATTTTCAATTTGAAAGACATGATTAGTTTCTACTGAATGGTACTTAACAGCATCTCTCTGTGGGAGATAGACTGCAGATGTTGTACGGTTTTGATCCATCTTCATATAGATGAAGGAGTCAATGAGCTTTACTCGATTAATAAACGAGGAAAGTGCATGTTGGTCAATGCGATTTACTACTAGTTTCATTTTTTTTAATAATTTAGTATTTATACTAAAAAATAGCTATTTGTTTCAATAAAAAAGGGGGACCAAATTGGTCCCCCTTATACGAAAAATCATTTATAGATTTATAGATTATTCAGCACCTTCTTCGAGCTGTGGCTCAACTGGAGCTTCGTCTTTTTTAGACATTGCTGACCAAATGACGCCGATTAAAGTAACCAAGGCACCTACGGCCTCGGTAAGTCCAGCTTCATCAATAACTCCTTTCGCAACTAGTGCACCACCAGCTGCAGTTAAAGCGTGTCTGACGATACCGAAAATCTGATCTTGTGTTAAAAACATATCTGATTTATTATTTTTTCGTAGAACTCTTATTGAGTCTTATTTATATATCTTTAGAAACTAGTGAGGCCAGGAAGTAGCGAACTCCTGGCCTCTGTTTCCGAGAACTATCTCGGTCCTAAGAAGTGGTCTTCAAACCACAACTTCGTTAACCATCACAGCTTAGACAATCTGGGTCTGTAGCCATGGTGGCAATATCTCCTCTAAGTACTGATTCTGTTCTCATGTAGTAGAGTGTCTTAATTCCTTGATCATATGCTTCTAAGTGAACTTGATTAATAAACTTAGGACTTGCTTCTTTTGGAAATGCCAAATTTAAAGATACGGATTGATCAACATACTGTTGTCTAACTCCAGCCTGTTTAACCAGTTCTAATTGATTAATCTCTTTAAACGTTTTAAATATATCTAACACTTGAATAAAATCACTTTGAATTTTTTCAGGAGCTTTACTTACTTCATCTTTATGTGTCGGTTTTCCCCAACCATCCTTAGAATTAAACGATTCACCAATATGTACATAATAGTTCTTTAAAAATTCAATACCTTGAACTGAACCTCCATCAATTAACATTTGATCCCAAACCTCTTTCGTGTTTTTACCTAAATGATTTAAAATAGCTTCTAAAGATTTATTCTTTCTAATAAATGTACCTTTAGCAGTTTGCTCAGTAAATACATTTGCTGCCCATGGTTCAATACCTGGTGAAACATTACCGCTTAATTTAGAATTAGAAACAGTTGGGGCCACTGCACGTAGGTGTGAGTTTCTCATACCAGTTCCAACGCACCAAAGAGGTTCACCGTATTCTTTTGCTAAGTCACGGCTTGCTTTTTCGGTTTCAGTTTTAATTTGACTAAATATCTTTCTTGTTTCAAACTGAGATGTAAGTCCTTCGAATGGGATATTATTGTCTTGGAGATATGTGTGCCATCCTAATACACCTAATCCAACTGCTCTACCCTTTTCAGCAGAACGTACTGCATTATCAAAACCTCTCATATATTTGGCCTTAGCAATAAACTCTTCTAAGACTCCATCTAAAAACCAAGTTGCAGTATAGATAAGATCTGTATCTTTCCATTCATCATATCTGGCTAAATTAACTGAACTTAAGCAGCATACGAAAGAATGTGATTCATCAGTATGCAAAGTGATCTCTGAGCATATATTAGTCATATAGACTTTAAGTCCATTCTTTTTATATGCATCGGGGTTAACATTATTTACATTACCCTTAAACATAATATATGGTTCTCCGGTTGATCTACGTTTTCTAAGCACCGTAGCCCAGCGCTTTCTAGCTTCTTTATCGCCAGCTTCGATTCTTTGCATAAATCCGTCTGAAACTACAACGCATTGGTGCATATTTAAACACTGTCGATTAACATCGCCTTTAGGCTCTCTAATCTCTAGCCATTCCCAAAAATCATCATGCTCAATATCAATATTAACGCTTGCTGCGCCTCGTCGTACTGATCCTTGATTTGTAGCCAAAATAGAAGAATCATAAATCTTACAAAAAGGTACTACACCGTCTGAAGTGCCATTTTGTGAAATAGTGGTGCCGGCTGGTCTAATTTGATTAACACCTATACCAACTCCACCTCCATGTTTTGCCAAAAGCATCATTTCAAGGTTTTTGTTACCTATATCGTGAATAGAATCAGCAACATCAATACCAAAACATGAAATAGGTAATCCTCTTTCAGTGCCGGTATTTGATAAAACTGGAGATGCCAAGTTTAACCATCCTTTCCAAATGTAGTCAAAAAACTTACTAGCCAATTCTGGCTTTCTTAGTCTTTTAGCAATTGCAGTGGCTACTCTCCAATAAGCATCTTTAGGTGTTTCTCCTTCTAAAAGGTAACCTCTACTGATTGTTTTAACGTAAATCTCTGTATTACCCCAGGTTGGGAAATCTACTCCTATTTCCCAGCCTAGTTCTTCTCCATAATTAATTATATCTTCCATGTATCTTGTATATTAAAATGTTAATTTGTTTAGAAGATGTCATCTTCGTCCCAATTTTCATCTTCCCCTGCTTTTGAATAATCAGTTGGTCTAACTGCAAAGAAATCTGTATGTGTATGTCCACCTGTTAGATGATAAAACCAATCTAATTCAGCTGCTGATTTTTCATCATACTGCATTTTAGGTTCATATCCCAATTCAACCAGTTTTTCATTAGCTCGTTTTAGAATGAAATTTTTTAAATCCTCTGCTTTAAGATTATCTAAATCACCCATTTCAAACATTTTATCAATAAACTTATGTTCCATTTGAACCATTAATTCGGCAGCATGTTCAACTTCTGGGCGAACTAATTCTTTTAACTCTTCATATTCTTCGCACATATGTCTAAATAATTGGCATCCCATTTTAGAATGTAAAGACTCGTCACGAACTGACCATTTCATTTGTTGACCAATTCCCTTTAACATATTTCTCATTTGAAACGAGTAAAGAACAGCAAATGAAGAATACAAAGATACACCCTCTGCAAATGCTGAGAAAATAGCCAATGATCTAGCAACGTCTTTTCTGGCTCTAGCATCTTTTGCAAGATCTTCGTGTGTCCAATCTGCTTCAGTAGAAGTAAGCATTTCAAATTTATCAGCAGTAGCTGGTTCATGTAAAAATGCTGAGAAATCTTCTAAACCAAGAGTTTCGTTTAAATATGAATACGCAGTAGCATGAATAGTTTCTTGAGAACCGAACATCATTGCCATTTGTTTAATCTCGTGTTTAGGAAACCATTTAGTAACCATTGTTGTCCAGTAGTCAGACACTGCACATTCTGTTTGGGCAAAACCCAAAAGAATATTACCAACCAGATGTTTTTCATGCGGTACTAAATTTTCATTCCAATCTTTCACATCCCCTTGCATAGAGATCTCAGTGTGAAGCCAAAAAGCTTGAGCTTGTTTCAACCAACCTTCTGTATAATATACAGGGTACTCAAATGGTTTAAATTCTATTCTTTCTTTAAACAGTGACATTTTTTATTTTATTTTTAGTATAAAAAAGGCCATCTAAGTGATTGGCCTTTCTTTATTAGATTTAAGAAGTACTACATCATATTGTAGTTACTCTATATATTGTGTTGGTTAATTTATTTAGTATCAAGAGCTTCTAACTTTTTTTTCAAATCTCGCGCTTTTTCGTAGTAATCATAAGATGTTTTCTTATATTCTTTACGTTGCGAATATAAATCGCTTAGAATCTTTTTAAGAATAGAATCTTCTTTTTGATAAACAACTCCGTTTTCGCATACAATAACACTTTCATCTTTTCGACGACTATTTATCTGTGAGGCAGGTATCATTTCGACAAATGCATCTGGTGAAATATTAAATTGTCTCATAATCGATGGATACAGGGATGCAAAGTCAAATGCACTAACTCCACTGTAGTATCCTGATATTGGTTCTTTAACAAAAGCACCAGCGTATTTACCATCTTTTTGGCTATCTTCTTTGTCATAATCCATGCCTACTCTTTTATTTTGAGGAACCAATTTCCTGGCAATAAGAGCTTCTGTCATAGCAACTGGAGATGCTGCCTTATAAAGTGGCATTTTAGTAATTGTTGATAGTGTTAACAATACTTCCATGCTTCTAAGTTGCATATCAATATAATAAACCAAAATAGAGTCAACTACATTATAGAAAACATATTTCTTAAAATCGTTCTCATATAAATCTTGTAGACCGCCTTGATACTTAATCTTACTTACATTAAGAACTTGACTGGACACAAAATCAAGCGTATTAGATTCTTTAACAGCAACCGAGCGATCATATTTATCATATAGCTGCATATAATCTAGAATACCCATATGCAATGGTCGACTATCGTTTCTATCTAAAGATCCCGTAATAGCTACATCGGTTAAATCAATTTGTAAATGCTTACAACGATTTACTATATATTGCCAGTCATAGTTAATGAAATTCCAGCCAGTCATCATAGGGAACTTAGGCATAAATTTATGTAAGAAGTTGTACAACATGTCATACTCATTCTTAAATTTGTAATAACTAAATTCCCAATCTTGATCATAGTTTTCAAAATGATCATTAGTCTCTTTTTCAATAGAAGCAATCTGGTCAGATGAAAGATCATCTAGACCTAATACTATAGCCTTTCTCTCGGGTGTGATTATAGAAAACGTAAGTATTCTAGATTTAGCTTCTTCTGGTTTAGGGAAGCCATCTACAATCTCTGTTTCAATGTCAACAAAATATGTTCGTGGAACATTAAATTCGAAAATCTCTTCACGATCCTTTTCAGGTAAATTGTCCATAAAATAGATTAGTGAAAACTTATTATATGTCCTTGATCTATTTTTCTTAACAGGTCTTCCATCCCAATTCCTAATAGTAGGGTGTTTATACCTGTCATCTTCATTCGTTACAACCCAGTTTTCAAATTGAGAAATAGGATATCTTTTAAATGCAACTTTACCTTCTTTGTTGTAATAGCTAACAATTAACTCTCGATCTGTTTGTTCAATGTCAAGTAGCATTAATACCCTCGGTTTTGGCGGTCGTGATTCTCTGCGTTCTTAGCCATGTAAAGGTTGACTATATCCTTTGAAGTCATGCCAATTGAAATGGCGAAGTTCATATAAAAATGAAGACCATCAATCCATTCATAAAACAGCTCAAGCTTATCTTCTTCTGTTAAATCAGCCACTTTCATTTTAGCTGCTTTAGCATTATCTGTCTTCCAATACTTCCAAGCTGCTGCTGCAATGCCATCATTAACTCCACCTAAAGCATCAAACATTTCATTAAGTTCGTCACTCATTGCGTGTTTGTTAACCATCCAGAAATCAGCGATTTCTTTTAGCGTTAGTCCTTCAAAATTAAAACCCAATCGCTCTTGTAGCTCTTTTTGCTTGTTATACACCAAGCCTAGTGTGTCTGTTGTGCCTGTGTAAAAATCCTCTACATCTAGGTCAGCACATTTATTATCTGTATTTGCCATGTATTTTGTATTATAAGTTATATGAATGTTTCATTTATCTTGTGCAAGTATCTCGCCCCATTCTCTTTTTGAATTAGTTTTTTCTTTAGTTTCTTCTGATTCTGGGTAAGGTTGTCCACCTACATTCCAAAACCAAGCTCCTTGATTTCCATGCTTAACCATAAATTCCCAAGCTTTTGCATCATAATTCATTGCTGATGGAAACGGAGGGGCAAATTCTGGTTTTACATCTGATGCGAACGCTTTTGGATGTGACCAAACTTTAGCTCTGCCTAATTCACCCGTTTGAATATTTCTAGAAACTGCAACTGCATTAAATTCTGCATCTGGCCATGCAATTTGTAGTGACCTAGATAAAACACCAGTAGATATTGCTGACCATACTTCTTCCGGATATCCATGTTTTTCTGCTACATCATACGCTACTTTAACAGCTGCAGCAGTTACCAGTTCGTGTTTCAGACCTAAAGGAATAAATGTAGCGTTGTTATCTTCTGCCCATTGTTTTGCAATTCTATTTAAGTTAGGCATTGCTGCGATTCTTCTAAATTTAGGTATTGCACCTCTTTCAATACATATTGCTTGGTGATCTGATATTACTTTACCAGATGGCATAAATAATACTAGTTTCTTATTGTATTTTTTGGCTAAATATGCAAGAGATATTCCTGCAAAACCGAATCTGGGTTGTACATATACTAATGTGTCGGTTGGTGCTTTCTGTACTAAGATATCTCCAAATCTACATTTAGAGCCAAATCCCATCATGTCATCTCGTACTACATTAAATCCTTCGTGATTCATAATAATTGGATCATCTAGCGGATCTTGCCAATCTCCTGCTAAATCCAACCATGCTTGTCTATTAGGCATCATTAGATTTAAATCTTGATTCATTGAACTTGTCGTGTGTTTATCGTGTGCCATGTTATAATTCTTCTGGATAATCTTTAGCCCATAAATGACTAGTGGTTTTAGCGTTTAGTTGAACTGATTCACTTGGATGTTTAGCCAAATCAAAATCTCCAGCAAAAATCCAATTATATGGAATTCTTTTTGTAGCTGATTTAATATCATGGCTAATAGCAATGTGCTTATAAAAGAAACACGTCTTATCTTCTAAGTTCAACCACATTTGTTCATTAATTGGATTAGATGGATGCGATTCTAAAGTTTCCATCTGTCTAATCCACTCTTCAGCGTGTTTATTCTCACAAATAAATTGACCATTGTTATCAATAGAGTACTTAACTTTACCGTTAAGATATTGGCCACCGAAAATTTGATACAAACCGTCAAAATGGCCTGTTCCTCCAAACAAAACAGAGTTAGGATCTACTAATTCAGGCCAAGTCATTGCCAAATATCTTGCGGTATTTTTACAAGGGTACAGTGGACTTCTAAACCCCTGTTTCTCCTTAAAGTATTTTTCCATAATCTTGGCAAACTCCATCATGGTGTATGGTCTATCAAGATTCTCTAAGACATGATACATATCTTCAGCTGCTTTCTTGGGACCTTCTAGGATCCACTCCTTAACGTTTGTTCCTTTAGGATAGTATATCTGAAATAGATCGTTACGAGCGTGCCTGTTGTTCTTAAAACGTTTAGCCAAAGCTTCTTCACCCTTATCTACCAATGTAGTCAATGTTTTCCAATGCTCGTTAGTAAATGAAAAAACCAAAGTATACCATAATCGCTCTTTATTGTCAGTGATCTTTTTCATAAAATCACAATAAGAGTGCTCGTGCCAATGTAAACGATGTGAAAAGATTTGATAATCAGTTCTCAATAACTCATCTTCTCTAAGGTCGAATACACGACAAAACTCAAAGAATTTTTCAATACGTTCTTCTTCTGTCCAGTTTTGCATCCACAGTTCCTTAGGTTTACCCTTTTTTAAAGGAACTTCAACTGTATTTGGATACTTAATGTTATTGGTAGGAAATACATTAATACCGTCTTCTTCAAACAATGGCATCATCGTTAGTTCTTTTTGTTTTACTTCACTCATCATACAATTGTTTTACACGTTGCTTATATTCTTCTACTGAAACTCCAGCCTCTGAGATAATTTTATCATCGGATGGATGATTAGTTAAACCATTAAATGTTTCAATTAAACCTAAATCAAGCATTGCCTTTTGTCGACCATAAGGATGATCAATAATAGTTGACGAATTCCATAAAGTATCCATATTAATATGATTATAGTCTGCACCTGGTCGCATATAATTTTCTATCCATCTAATAAAATCGCATGCTACATCTTCAGCATTATATGGTAAAGATCCGGTTTGCTCATAAATCTTAGTCATAACTGCATCTAAAAATGGTTCAGACTTCTTACCCTTACCTTCGACAGGGTCTGCGAGATAACCAATACATTCAATTGCGTTAGTTCCATAATAAAACATAGATTCTCGATTTATAAATTCAGGAAACCAATCACAGACATCTGCTATGACTGCAGCATACTGAAATCTATAAGCTCTCAAACCATTATCAGCATTCCATTTAAACATCCATTCACCAAGCTCTCTTAAATCTTTTTTTGGACCCTTACGTAAGTAGTTTGCCATATCTCGAGCTAGCTGAGGAGCAAACTCACATAAGAAATAATCACCGCCTCTTTTATATGTAAACGTAGGCGCTTCAAACCCAGACATACCAACAAATACGTCTTCTTGGACTTCAGGTTGAGGTGGTTTTGGAAAGGCAGGAAATTGATAGCCAACTGAAGTATAGAACGGAGTTGTACGAGATTTAACTTGCTCGCACATCTGTTCTATAGTATCAGATTGCCATAGATCAAACAAAATAGTGTTATGATAACCACTTGGTTTAGTAGCATAGTTAATTGCAGATCCACAAACCCGATGTAGAATAAAAACATACAACCATTCTTCTAAGCCAAATACATCTTGTTTGCCCGTCCAATTTTTAGCAACTTCAAGTCTTTGAGAGGTTACTAAGCCATCTTTCATTCTAGACCAATATGGATGGTCTTTTGTCCATCCATAAAATATATCGTTAACGATTTGACTAAACCCTGCAAACTTTCTTTCTACAACATCATATAGTTCTATTTGCTCCATCAAATCATCTTTCATATCAGAATCTTGATGTGATATGTGGCCTAAATTACTTTTCTTTTGCTGATCTAGTGCTAGTTCATAGTATCTGATGAATTCATCATAATATTTTGTAGTTATGATCTCCATTAAAATAATGCGCTTTGTTTAGGTTTTTCAACCTTTAATTCCATGTTTTGTGTATCATTGATTAAATCCCAACGATAAAACTGTCTGGCGATGTGTACCGATTTAGGCTTTTCCATTACATCAAAACTGAGCTCTTCAACATCGTTAAAGAAAATAGAAGGATGTTCATAAAATGTATATCGATTACGTTCACACATTTCTTTAATTAAAACATTTAGCTTTTTAGATATAGCATTGCGTTCTTTCCATGTACCAGCATATGGTTCGCCTTTATAGTAGCCTGTTTTTGGAATCTTACGTGATTCATTTTCAATTGGTAAAACTGCAACAACCTCTATAGGGCTTATACGTCGAACCTCTAATTTCTTAAGTTCTTCTTCATATGATTTAACCAAACGTTCTACTGCTGCATTTGGATCCTTTTGTCTCATTAAGTGGTGACGAACATCAATATTACCTAAGTAAATTCTAACTTCATCAATCCAGGGCCACACGTATTCTTCAAAACCACGAGATGTTGCGCCATGTAAAGTTAGTCCATCGTGGCGACTACACATAAAGCCAGGGCTATATTGACTAAAAGAATGACTGTCACCAAAACAAAGCCTTTTAGTCATTTCGATATGATCAACTCGTTTAATACTCTTGCATATCTCTTTAATTGTATCGATCTTGTGTTCAAGCGTCTTAAATAAATCAGATCCTGTTTTAAGCCTAGTTTCTGTAAGTTGACCGATACATGGCATGTCAACATGTAGAGAATATATTCGAATACCTTTTGTAAAAATACGATCTATTTGATGATACAAATCATCATTAGATCCTCCAAAGATATTAAAAGTACCTTTAAATTCCATACCATGTTCAAGAAGAATTACATCGTAGTCAGACCATTGCACTTCTGTATTTGTAATAACTTCTGAATTTTTATAACCAGCATGCCAAAGTTGGTTACAAACCATATAAGCCCATCCTGATTTATGAGAACTAACTTTAGGACTAAGTTTACCGACGACAGGACAAATACCTATTTTTACATTAATGTCTTTTTCAAAGTCAGTAAAAAAATTAAAGCTCTGCATCTGCGTCTGAATTTTTAATTGGCGCTTCAGTATCTTTATAACCAAATTTCTCTACATAATTATCAAGAGCTCCGAGATAAGCTACTGCATCAAGTAGATTATCTTGTTTATAGTTATAAGAATGTCTGCTCAATTTAAGCGCAACGAGTGCAGCATACATATCTGATCCGTTCCACTCTTTGCCTGTCATGCCTGAACAAATCATGGCAGCTCTACGCATGCCTTCTTCGAAAGGACCATATTGGCGTTCTTTTTCTTCTGATCGTTCGTTAATAATCTTATTTGCTTGGTCTAAAATATTACTCATTACATATTTTTTTTATTATACTAAAAAAGCAGCGAAAGTTTCACTGCCTTTAACTTAAACATAATGTTAATTGTCACGAATAATATTCAGCGACGTAGTTCTCCAAAATAAACTGGTTTTTACCGTCGAGTTGTGCATAAAAGGTGTTCATTACACCTCGACTACCGGCTCGATCGTAAGCTGCATCGAATTTTTCTTTAAGGTGATTAACCATTAAAGATCCTTGGCTTTCAAATGCTTTCTCAACAAAATTCGGTGGAAAGTTAAAGCCAAACATTACAAAGTCTTTTACTGTACAATTCATAATTTTTGTTTTTGTTTTTGAATTTGAATTAACTGAAGAGTAACTGATATTTTAACATTAAAATCTTCATATTGCTCTTCATAACTCCTCATAAATTCTGCGAGCTCGGCTCTTGATTTACGAAGAGTTTCTAGCTGATCTTGAAGTTCATCAATTGATTGCATTTGCTGGAAACTTAAAGGTCTTATTATTACTGAGATTCTTAGCCAAAACCGGGTACTTTGAACTTCGAGGCTTCAAGCCTACAATTTCGTAAGTATCGTAACGGAATTCAAAGGTATCACCAAGCTTTTTCGTGATTTGGAACATACTCGAAGCGTATCGGTTAAAGTCTACAGCTTCTTTTGTCAATACTTCACCGGATTCAGCTACAGTAGCGATCTCGATCTTAGTTGTACAATTGTTATTAGAGAACCTAGAGTTGCCTACTTTAATGGCTACTCCGTATTTTTCAGCTACTACTTTCAAAGCTGACTCAATTTCTGAGTTGATCTGACGGACCGATGCGCGGTCGAGGGAATTAACTTTATTCATGTTTTTTTAAATTAGCGTTCAAGGACTACAAAGTCACCGAAGTAAGAGTCAAAGACTTTGATCAAATTTTCATAGTCAGACTCTCGCATCTCGTTACAGATCATATCAGCGTCGAGTCCGAGTTTCTTAGCATAGTTTTGTGCATAGCCGAGAAGGACAAAGGCGTTTCCTTCAGGTCCAGTGAGGTCGATGACGATCTCTTTAGTGGGTTGTTTTGCTCTAATCATTGTTTGTTTGTGATTAACGTTACAGGTCTAATATACGAAATTCTGGTCAACCTGAAAATCTGAAATGTTAAAAAGTGTTAAATTTTTTCAAGTGAAGTGGCCCATTCTGGAATAATAAAGGCAGTGAATTCTTCGCCTGCACGACAGACGTCTTTAGAGTCTCGCTCTAAGATATTCATAAATGTTTGACGACGAGATGCTTCTAAGAAACTTGTATTAGCAAAGCCAATAGGAATCGCAGGTCCGTTATATGTTGCGTTCAACTGGTCGATATAGCGACCCTCGGTTTTTCTACAAGTACACGTCTTAGTCTCATACTTGAGATTAAAAATATCTCCGCATTCTGTACACATTAAAAGCTTCATTGATCATCTTGATTTTTATGCTTCTTCTTACGAGTATAACTCTTCTTAGAAGGCACAGATTTTGTAATCATCTTACGGTGCACAATTTGAGCAACATGTCGAAGACTAAGTCCGTTTAAATCTGTTTTATTCTCTTGGTTTTTCATTACATATTCAATATACACAAAAAAGCCCAGATTAAAAAACCTGGGCTTAAAATATTTGTTAAAATTGTATTAATAGTTAAACTCCTGGAAACTGAAGTTTTCTTTCATCTTTAGCATGTTTCTTAACTTTAGACTCGGATCCATAATACCATATAAAAGAAGATAATATATCACTAACGCCTCCTTCTCCATTTATGTATGCATCGGCTGCATGTCTTCCAGCTTTAGAATTAACAAGTGCTAATGCAGTCCATTGATCTTTAAACTTAAAAAATGAAGTTATATCTTTAATAGCCTGATGCGTTAACTCCAAAGCTTTATCTTGCCCAAATTCATCAGATAA